CGCACGTCCTTGTGGAACGCGGCTTCGTCGATGACGACGACGCCCTGCAGGCCGCGAATATTCTCCGGCCGTGATGACAACGCCTCGACGCGGAAACCGCTGGCAAAGGTGACGCGATAGGCGGCAATGAAGCGCGAGCTGCCATCATCGCGCTCGTCCTCGAACAGGAACTCTTCGACATCGACCAGTTCCTTGGCGACGACGCGTGCGAAGTGCGCGACATAGCCGATAAACTCGCGACCCTTGTCCTTGGTGTCGCCGATATAGAAGACATTGTCGCCACCGGCCGATCGCGCCGCAGCGGCGATCAGCGTATCGTCCAGCGCCTCGGCATAGGTGATGCCCGTTCGCCGACCCTTTTCGCCCAGCTTCAGCTCGGAGCGATCTTCAAGCCACTCCTTCTGATGCTGCATCAGGATGCCGTCGGCCAGCGGATCGTGATCGGCGGGCAGCTCAGCTCCGCGCGGCAGCTCGCGCGGGAGCTGCTCGGGATGGCGCGCCAGGACCGGCGAAACAACCTGCTGTTCGGCCTTGGGAGGCTGTAGCTCGCTCATACGCGCAGGCCGAGCACGTCGCGGCGCATCTGTGCGATCCGGTCTGCGCCAAGGCCTGCCTCGCGGGCGAGCGTCTCGGCCTTGTCGGCAGCGCTGACCAGCTTGTCCTGAATTTGCGCCTCGATCCGGCGGCGATGCTCGGCCGAGGTCTTCTGCGCGTTGACGGCCGAGTTGAGAGCGCGCGCGAGCTCGTTGACATCCTTCGCCCCGGCATCGCCACCCTCCAGGAGCCGGAAGGCAGCAAGCTTGACCATTTCGGCGACCGCGACGGTTACCTGATCGGGGCCATCGGCGCCCAAGCTCTCGACCAGTTCGTCAGAAATGCGCCGGACTTCGTCGAGCTTGCGAAACTGGATGGCCTTGCGGACGGCATAGCGGCCCCAGGCCGACTTGCTGATGGGGGCGATTCCGCGATCGGCCAGCCGGGCGTTGAACTCGTCGAGGATCGCGCGGGCGTGCATCTTGCGCTCGCGCAGCTGCTCGACCGCCCAGACGAGGTCAGGTTCGGCCTCGTCGGGCAGCATGTCGATCGTCGACAGGCGACCCCGGCCCTCGCGGCGGCTGGATGCGGGCTCGTTCATGCGCGGTCACGCTTCATCAGACGGACGGCTGATGCCGTCGATCACCGCGCGCCGCTCGACATGGTCCCGGCCCGCGCGCCGCAGTTCGGCGACGATGACGGTGCCTGCCTTGTTCAGCCGAACGGCTCCCAGCTCCTCAAGCTTGTTCAGCTGGGTACGGACCCATTCGCGCGAGCGATTGAAGCCGAAAATGTCGAGCACCTGAAGCAGCGTGGCATCATTCAGCTGGCCATTGGTCTGGTTGGCCAGCTCGCGCAGGATGCACAGGCGCGCGTCGCGGGCGACGACTTCGTCGAAGCTGGGAGTGTTCATGTTTTCTGGCTCGCGGAACGGAGATAATCGTCGATGCGCTGAACTGTCCTGGCGACCCCGCTGAGCTCGCGGCTCAGCGTGTCGATCTGTCCGGTTACGCGGGTCAGATCGAGCTCCAGGCGCTGGAAGTCCTGTTTGGTCGGGGTGTGGCGCTGCTCGGCTTCGACCGCCTGGATGCGGCTGTCGTGGGAATCGATCGTGCTCGCCAGTGCGTCGATTTTGGTGCCGAGCTCGGTAAGCTTCTTCTCGATCCCGGCCCGGCCAACCGACAGCCAGACCCAAACCGTGTTCGCGATCGACACGAGCAGGGCGCAAACGCCGAGCCATTGGGCGATAAGATTGAAGGTCATGCAGCGCCGATCCCGGTGAGGCAGACCTCGACTTCGCCGATCCGCTTGGTGTCGCCCTGTCTTCGCAGCACGAGGCCGCGCAGCACCTTGCCGCCCGCCATGCGAAACTTGCCGATGAACTCGCACGCCTCGCGATGCTTGCCCTGAGCAAAAAGCCGGGCGACGCTGGAGCGGTTATAAGCCGCTATGCCGATGTTATAGGCCAGCGACGTATGCGCGGCCCATTGATAGGGATAGTTGGCGATGTTCGGATTGCGCTGACGCACCGCCTCGGCGAATTCGGCTGCGCCTTCCTCCAGCATCAGGCGGCATTCGGCGTCGCTGTACCGCCGCATCTCGACGCGCGTTTCGCCGTAGCAGACCGTGCGGACGCCCACGCTGTCGAGATACGGATCGTTGCTTTTGCCCTCCCAGGTGGCGAGCAAGGCGGTCAGCGCGCCCATCATGACCATGACAGAGCCGACGACGCCTGCCTTTTTGAGGCCAGGACGGGGAGCGGTTTCTCCGGCGCGGCTCATGCGCGGCGCTCCGCAGGCGGGGCCTGTTTGACGTGGCGCGCGATGATGGCCGCGATCGTCAGGGCCAGCGGCACGAGGTCGGCAATGCGCGCGGGCAGCATGGCGCGCAGATCGGGCGGCAAATTCTGCCAGGCGATGAGAAGCGCATCGGGCGAAGCGAGCGCAGTGGCTTGGGCCACGGCTGCTAGCGCCATCAGGCGAAGCGACCACCAGCGCCACCAGTCAGCAGCATCGGAAACAAGGTGGCGGGCGAAAAACGATGTGATGCGGGCGCGCATGGCGGCTCCTCGTGTCAGGAGAAAATCTGCCGCGAAAATGCGCTGGGGGAGTGCTCTGCTGCCATGCCCGCCAAGGCGGGCGGGTGCCCGAATGGACGGTGTTCAGAGCGGAAGGAGATACTGGGCCGAGCCCTTGACCGGCGGCGATGCCATACGGCGAAACAGCTTGTCCACCCCGGTTTCGGTGATGCCGAGCTTGCGCGCAATCTGCGCATTGCTGAGGCCCTGCGCGCGATAGTGGCGGGCGCGCAGCTCACGCGCAAGAGGGATGCGCAAGGTGGCCGACGTGTAGGACCGCGCCAGCCGATCGGCGGCTTCCTGACCCAAAGCCTGCGCAAGTTCGTGCTCGGGACCGATGCTGCGCGGGACATGGAGGCGCGTTCCTCCGAACCGTTCGGTCAGGGCGACAAAAGCCGCTTCGCCCAACAGGCCGATCAGTTCGGAGGAGAGGTGGTCGTGCATCAGCGAACCGCGAGCGGAGCCTGTTGGGCATGGAGCGGAAGGCCGCAACCGGCGCATTCGGCGGTGATGCGGCCGACATGCCATGCCGACCCGTCGCAGGCCGGGCAGCGCGCGGGCTGATCGACAACATGGCTGCCGAGCGGCGCGCGGCCGAGGGCGATAACAATAGCTGGCGGGCGCTTGTCTCCGCCAGTGGCGATCGAGACCCGCATCTTTAGCTGGGCAAGCCGTGCCGCGATCGCAGCGATGCTGAGATGATGGGAAGCGCTGGCGGTCATGCTGCTGCTCCTTTCGGGGGTTGGTGGTCGCGGAGCATCCGGCCCAGCTCTCCGGCTGCGCGCGTCAGTTGCTCGACATCGAACTCGCGGAATTCCTCCTCGCCGAAGAGGCGGAACATCGCGTCCTTCAAAGACCATTGCGCAGGCACGTGGCCGATCTCGACCAGCCTCGCGAGGATCGCCCGGCACAGATCGCGCTTGAGCACGGCGATGCTGCCGGTCGCCTTCCAGCCATGGCGAATCGCAATTGCCTTCAGCGCCTCGATCAGCCGGTCGCATTGCGACTGGTCGGCCCATTGCAGGGCAGTGCAGCCGAGCTGGCGCTTGGCGAAGGCTTCCAGCGCCTGTTCCGAGGCGTTGTCGATCGCGCCGAGCTGCCAGAGGCTGATCCACAGCGCGCGGGCCTTGCGGGCCACGGGATGGTCGGCCGGGCGGCGGGTGGAGCTGCTCTTGCCGCTCTTGCGCCTGGTCGGCGGAAGCGCCTTCCAGCCAAGCCCTTCCATGGCCTTCAGCGCGCGATCGAGCCCGGCAATATCCGCCTCGGCAGCCGACATAACACCGGCGCTGCGCTGGAGCAGCGCACGGTAATCATCCTCGGCCATGGCGAGCTGGTTCTTGGCGACATGGAGCTTGCCGATCATGGAGCGGCGCTGGGCGCTGGCGTGCGGGGCGGTCATGGCTTGGCCTCGACCAGCTGACGCACGAGCTTCTGCCAGTCACCGACGGTTTCGCACGCAGTGCTCTGGTCATCGGTGATGGCAATGTCGAACTCGTCTTCCATTGCCAGCGCCAGCTCGATCTGGTCGATCGCATCGGCGTGTAGATCGTCGGCGAGATGGGCATCAGGTGACAGGCAGTCGCCCGTAATGGCCGTGGCAAGATGATCGGCGATGATCCGGGCGACGCGCACCTCGATCGGCAGCTCATCACCGGCCTCTTTCTGGGCGGCGCTCATGCCTGGGCTCGCTTTGCATCGCGATAACCCAGCGCGTCCAAATCCTTTGCGAGTGCAAGAGCCGTCGCAATTGCGCCGTCAATGGTTTCGCTGAAGCCGCAATAGCTGGATTGAATGGCCCAGTTTATCGACAGGATTTGGTCGGGTCCGTATTTGATCAGCGGACGGCGAAGATGGACCAGGAACCCGGCCTTCCCGCGCAGTTCGAGATCGCGCATCAGGCTTTGCCAAGCACACAGCGCGCCTCCCCCAGGCCCGTCAAACAGCATCTCGCTGGTTTCCATCAGATAGAAAGGGTCACCAGCCCAGCCCAGCGTTTCAACCAAGCTCCCCGGCAACTCGCCGAGTTCTTCCATGAAATCGATCAGGGACGCGGGAACATGGCCGTTGGGTAATGGCCAGAATTCTGCGATGCACACATTGTGCTTTTCCAGCTCGTAAAGGTCGGACATCTGGGTCGCTCCTACATAGTCAGGGGATTGTGATCAGGCGGCGATCTGCCGGGTCGAGAGCTGCGCCCAGCAATCGCGGATATGGCCTGCGGTGGGCGAAACGCCCTCGCTGCCTGCCATCATGAAGGCGAGTTCGAGCGTCAGGGTCGCAATGCGCAGGCTGCCCGGTTTCTGGCAGATATTCCGGACGGCACGGCGCTGGTCTTCCTGCTCCAAGCCCCATGCGTCGCACAGCGCATCGGCGTCGCCCTGCAATGCTAGGGGACGGATCATGCGCAGACCGATGCGACTGTAGAGCTGCGCAAAATCTGCACTGCGGCTGCCGCCTTCGAGCCGCGACAACACCTTGATGTTGCCGAGCAACGCAATACCGATACCGGTAGCGTCATGGAGCGAGCGAAGCTCATCCAGCGACGGCTGCTTGAGATGTTGGGCTTCGTCGATGGCAAGCAGTCCGCCCGTGCGCACAAGCCGTTCTTCGATGCGCGCCGAGAGCTGGTTCGGGGGACCATTGACGTCCTTTTCACCGATCGCCTTGAGCACGGCCTGCAGCATCGGCGCGATGCTCGATGAACTGGGGCGCATGGTGGCGACCCAGACGTTGGCGAACTTCGACTGGTAATCTTCAAGCGACGTCGTCTTGCCGAGGCCAGCGCCGGTCGCGATGACGGCCATGCGGCCGCGCTGCGCGTACGACAGGATCGACTGGATCTCGCGAGCCGTTGGCCCGGCAAAGAACGGCGGAGGATTCGGCGTCGCAACCGACAGGGCCGACTGGCTGGCGAGCGACTGGCGATAGCGCTCGACCTCTTCGGCAACTCCGCTTTCATCCCCGGCATAGCCGCGCGTCGAGCCGAACTGGCTGAGCGTGCCTGCCGATCGGCCGATGCGCTTGGCGATCTCTGACCAGCTCATGCCGGTCGCCGACTTGTGGTCGATCAGCCAGGCGCGCTGCTCCTCGATGTCGATGCTGCTCGCTGCAGCGGTGATCGGGGTGATTGTCATTACTCGCTCCTTATTCGGGGTCAAAAAATCGGGGTCATTCGTCGACCAGGCGCAGTTGGGAAAACCGGTCGAGAAACTGGTCGTGAGAGGTCGCTGGGGCGTCATTTGCGGTCGCCTCAGGGACCGGCACGGGAAGCGCCACGGCGGCGCTGGTCTGGCCACGGACGCGAACCGGGCGCAGGACAGCAGCGTCGGGCAGATCGTCGGGCGGGCCGAAATTGGGCAGGCGGGCCGCGACGTCGCTGGGCGACATGCGCCGCTCCAGTTCGGTCATGCGGCGCGTCGTCTTGCGGTGCTCGGCTTCCAGACGGGCGCGCGTCCGCGCGGCATCGACATCGAGGAAGCCGGTCTGCTCGATCAGCGGGGCGCTGACCAGGAACCGGCCCGCGCGATCGTAGACATGCACCGGCAAGGTCAGATCATCCGGATCGAACCTCACGATCACCTTGGCCCCGGCGATCTGCATCAGCTCCTGCGACCAGTAGCGGTTGCCGAACAGCGTGATCGTGCCGGATTCGCGGTGCGTTCCAACCTGCTCGCCCGCGAGCAGGGCAAGGCGTAGCTGCTCACGCGATGCACGGCCGATCGGCGCGTGGACATAGCTGTCGGCGAAAGTCTGGTCGAAGCTGCGTCCGGCCGCACCCTGCGAGCGCCTGCCGGGGCGAGCATTGTGCGCGGCGATTTCGTCCTTCACCAGCGCGATAAATGCATGGTGATCGACGGCCTTGCTCTGATAGCTGTCGGGCTTGGCGTCGGGCCGGTTGCCGCTCCAGGCCCCATCGCAGGCCGGGTGGCGGGCGATATCGTCGCACATGTCGCGGAACGCACGCTCGATCGGCTTGGACTGGCCGCGATAGGGCAATGTCCAGTGGATGTTCACCCCCAGCAGGGTCAGCAGGCCGAGCGGTTCATCATCGCGGATTTTGAAGCGGAAGCGGGTCTTGGAGCCGCCGGTCACCCATTTAGAGGCAAAGCCCCGGCCATTGTCCATGACGCAGGCCTTGGGGATGCCGAAATCGCGCATCACGTCGGCCAGTGCCAGCCGGGTCAGGTGCGCGGACTCGGTGACGCCAATGCGCCAGCCCAGTATCTTGCGCGAGAACACGTCCTGGATGGCGACCATGACGGGGCGGATCGGCTTTTCGATTCCTGGCCAGCGGACCCAGACGTCGAACTTGTGGCCATCCATGGTGATAAGGGCGAGCGCATGCAGGTCCTCGACCGATCGCGACTGCGGCGGCAACATGCGCCGCAGCGCCTCCTTGCCCTCACGGGTGGCGACGACGACGCGCCGATCGAGATCTCGCTCAAGCCTCCTGCGCAGCGTAACCTTGTGCGGCAGCTCGATATTCTCCTGCGCCGCATAGCGCTCCAGGCGGCGGAAGCAGGAGGCGAAGCTCGGCTTGGAATCGCGCAGCCAGTCTGCCCGGATAAAGTCCCACGCGCGCGGGTCGATCTCGGCCCGCTTGCCGCCGCCGCTGCGGCGCGGAGCCAGGGCCACCGGCCAATCCTCGCGAGCGATGCCCTTGACCAGGCCCAGCCAGCTCCAAATCGTGGCCGTCGATACGTCATGCGTTGCCGAGGCGGCGGCGATCGCGGCCGAGCGGGTCAGCCCAGCGCCTTCGAACGTCTCCACGGCCGTCAGGATGTCAGCGCGCTTCAGCGCCTCTTCACGGACCTTGTCGCTTTGCTGTTCCAGCCAGTGCCAGCCCGATGCGCTGGAGCGCAATGCGGGCTGTGCGCCGTCATTGGCGGCAGCGGGGCCGGCCGCGATCGCGCCGCGCCGGATCAGCTCGATTCGAGCGGCTGCGGGCAGCAGCTCGACATGATATTCGATCCCGCCGCCGCGTCCCTTGCGCGCGCGGGCCATGGGCAGGCCATCCGACCCGATCCGGTGCGCCCAGCCTTCCGCCTCGGCGCGCTCGTCGAGCCGCCGCCGATCGGCAGGCAAACCCGGCAGTGCCATAGCCGCCAGCTCTGTCAGATTGTACCAGGCGGACACGTCAGCCATCGTTCTGCTGACCCTCCACCGGGTGCGACCAGCGCGAGCAGGCCGGAGCGTTGACGCGAATGTCGGTTCCTGGCCCCCTGGTCCATTTCACGAGGGCGCATTTCGGGAAGGCCTTGCGACCACCCATCATGCGCCGGATGTGGCGGCAGGTTTTGCAGAACTCGCCTTCCGGACCGGAGCCCGGCGGTGCGGCATAGCCGCCCTTTGGCTTGCTCTTGCGCTTGCCAGCCACCTGCCAGATGCTGGCCTTGCCCTTGAGCGGCAGGTCGAGCGCAAGCTGTATTTTGGGATCGACCGGCATCAGCCCTGATCCTCCAGGCCGAGCTGGCGCGCGTATTCGATGACCTCTTCGGCGAGCATCGTGTCGCGCTTGCCGGTGACGCGGTAACGCCGGATCATCGCGCTGCGATCGAGGATATCGACCAGGATCGCCTTGCTCTTCAGGAACCGGATCGCCCGCTCGATCGCCTCGCGGCGCTGGGCGATGGGGTCGGCAGTGGCGACCAGATCGCGCCGCTGGTTACGCTGTCCTGGCAGCGGACGCGGCGCGGGCCGATTGCGCAGCGCCAGCCTGCCAGCCGCCTCGCGGATGCGGTCCAGCCGGTCAGTCCTGGTGATCTCGCTATCGGACAGGTGTTGCGATTTGGCACGCTGGCGCTTATCGACGGTTGGCGCGGTCGGCTCCGGTGCTAGCAGCGCCGACCGCGCCTCGTCCGCGCAGCCCCGTGGGGGTTGCGGCTGCGGGACGGATGGGAAGGATACCAATTGCACATTCAGCGCTAGCGACTCCATCGTCAGCGTCTTACCGCCGCCTCGGCCGCGATACTCCGCGACCACCGTCTGATCCGGTGTGATCGTGCCGAAGGCGATGACGACCGGCTGACCGAAGGAACCGTCACAGTCAGGGCGCATACAGGCCGGAACATCGGCGGGATCGAGCGGTGCTGTGGACGTAAAAGTCGCGCATTCGTCGACGATGATGAAGCCTTGCTTGCCCCGAATTACGGGCTCCTGCGCCACTGGGGCGTCGGATATGCAATCATCGCGCAGGCAGGCAGGGACGTCTGCTGGATCGATGGGCGCGCTGCTCTTGACCTGATCAGCCAGGCGCATGCGCTCCAGCGGCAGATAGGCCACGTCCGTACCCGCATGGCGCAGGTTGAGCAGCGCGCGTACGGTGTCGGGCGTGATGCCCTTCGCGCGACGGATGTTCGACTGGGAGCGGTGCGTCATGCCATGCGCTCCTTTGCGATCCGGAGCGTTGCGTTGCGGTTCCAGGCTTGCAGCAAACCTTCGTCGCGGGACCATGTGCAAGTGGCCGAGACACCGGCGCAGCGGATGAAATACGCGCCGCCTTTCAGGCCATAGGTTGCGTCGTGCAGCGTCTGCATGTCGGAGATGATGTCGATCGCCGAACGCGCAGTGCGCGTCCCATCGGACACGAGATCGGCGGCGGCTTGCAGGCGTTCGAGGGCAGCGGGCTTCATCGTCAGTTCCTCATCATCCAGCGTGCGTCAAATTCCTCGTGGGGCTTGAGCGCGGGCGTCTCGATCGGGGCGGAAAGGCTGGGCGCAGCGTGTGCGCCTATCGTCGCGCGCATGCGGTGCTCTGCGAGCTGGCGGGCATCGCGGCGCAGCATCTGCCGGGCCTCGCGCAGCGTGATCTTGTGTGCGACGGCCAACTCGAATTCGCGGCGATGGGTGCGCCACTTTTCTGCCTGACGGGTCATGGGCAAACCTCCCTGAACTGGGCGAGCTTGATGTTCACGATGTCGAGAAAGATGAGTTCGCAGCCCGTGGGCAGGCGGCTGCCCTTGGCTCCGTTGCAGCGCTTATGGGCGAGCAGCAGGTTGCCCTCGTTGCCGCCGCCGCGTGACAGAGGCAGCACGTGATCCAGCGACGTGCCCTTGGTGCCGTAGAGCTTTCGGCCGCAGATGCCGCAGAGCCCCTGCTGGGCGCAGTGGAGCAGGCCACGGCGGAAGCGTGCCGAACGGGATTTGAGCCGCGCGCCCA